ATTAATACTTGGCTCATCTTAATGTCCTCAATTCAACACCGATTCGTCTTGCCATGCTTTGCACTTCAACCAATGTGATTCGTGTCATGCCTTGTGGTGCTTGTTTAGAATAACCATATTCAAGACGCTTTGCATAAGGCAAACTATTAGTAATATAAATTATCTGCCCATTCACTTTTAAACTGCTAATGATTGGCTCGTTATTGGCTGCCATAAAGCTCTCTTTTGTGCTTGTGTTCACTGAGCCGTTGCCGACCACCCAATTCGCTCTGAATCTACCTGTATCTACTGGGCTTTTCAGCACGAGGCTTGCATCAATATCAACGGCTAGTTTCTTTACAAACAATTCAAACTTGCCTTTAGCCGCCTCAATGCGCTTGGCAAACCTTGCGCGGAATCTGTCGTTATTCATTATTTACGAATGTGGCAGATAAATAACACGACTGTTGATGCAGGCTTCAATACTTTTGAATTAACAATATTCCAAGTTACGCCATCAATCACTAACTTGTCTGATGGATCTATTGCTGCGACACTTGGGCTTATAAGCGCATAACGATCATTAGCTTGCACGTTGTCAACAAAGTACCTATTACCATCATTGATAGCAAAGTTGCACTGCTTCACTGTGGTGTCTGTTTCTGTGTTCGTCACACTGCCAGTTGCCGTGTTGTATGTGCCTTCGGTGACTGTTTTAAGCGTGGCATCACTGCCAAAGTTTGCAAGCAAGCGCGCTGCTGTGTTTGCGCTCTTTTGATAGTTAAACATTAGCAACGCACCAATTTACGAGAAGCACCGCTTGGCATATTGGCTAGTAATGGCGCAAGCAAGTTGTCAATCGCTCTAAAGCGTTTTACTTGTGTTGAGCCATCCATATACTCAACCTCTAGCACGTCTACTTTCTCGCGCTTTACTTGTTGCTCTAAGTCAGGGGATAAATCGCCTTGTGCAGCTTTGTAGGCTAGATCACAAGTAGCGTTAATCAGTTGAGGCGGTATCACATTGCTGTCGTTGTAATAGCCGTATATTTCCACATCGTAACGAGGCCAATTCAAAGCCTGTTCGCGTGTAACTCTAATGCCTTTAAAAGATAGCCCATAGACTTGCTCGATGTAATCAGTAGCGCGTCTTAATGCTTCTTCTTTCTGTGCTGTGGTGATAGTTGCCCACGGTGTATTGCCACGCAAAGAATGATAAGAGTCAGCATTGGCTACACTTGCATAGCTCTCGCTATTGGTTGCGCCTGTGCCTGTTTCTACATTAATGCTCATGGGTAATCTCTCTCTATTCCTGCTAATGGGTATTGCACATCATTGCCTTGCAACGGCCTTGTTGGGTCTGCTGTAATTGGATAGGTTGGGCTTGCAATCAATTCATAGTCAGGGTTAATGCCTTCAAGCGGATAACGCTTAATGACTTGACCAAACACTGTGAGCGTGCCTTGGTCATAAGCACAATTAACGCCACTCAATGCAACCGATAAAGCACTAGCCAGCGAACCTTGCAAGTAAGTGGCTTGTTGCCCAGTTAACTGCACCAATACCGTGCCATCTGCTTGCACCAATCCCTGCGAATAAGTAACACTTTGCCCACTTAATGCTTTGGCTAGGTTTGCTACTAATGAACCGCTAGAGAATGTGGCCTGCTGTCCAGTTAATGCAACATTAATATCACCACTGCCAGCAGTTTCAGACAGCATAACCGCTTGTACACCAATACGACCAAAGTCAATATTAGTAGAGCAGGTAATATCTACAGTTGCCGTTTGTCCTGCACTATTAGCTTCAAGGTCAAACTCAATCAGTAATCCATCGGTTGAATAGATGGAGCTTGCAGCGTACGTGTAACTAATCGCGCTAGCACTTGAATCACTTAGGCTAATGTCAATCTTTACAGCAGACGAAAACTGCCCTGCCATTATGTAGCATTTTTTGCGCGTTGTTCCAATGTCTACCGTGAACCGCTCACCCCATCCTGTGGTGCCGTTCGCGCCAAAGAATACGCCAGAATTCGCAGAGCTTAGCGTAGGGTCTGAAGCTGTGACTGTTCTAGCGGATGTTGTCTGGTCAGTTGTGATTGATCCAATAGCAGATAGGTCAGAAATACCAGCCCCGCTGGTTTTTCGTGTGCTAGAGTTTTGGCTAAAGCCGTTCCAATGCCGCCAATCGAGCCCACCTAGCGTGGTGAGATTTTGATTGGCTGTGCTTTTAACGGTTTGAACAAAAGCTAAGTACCCCATTTGCAGCTAGGCTTGCAATCAATAATTTAAGATTGCGCCAAACGCATTGATTGTTGTGCATCCTGTCGTTGCATCAGTAGGCACAACGCCTGCTGTTGTAGATGAACCAGCCAACGTGCCTGCGCCTGGATTGCCTGCTAAATCAAACACGCTGAAAGGGATGGCAGCAACAGACGTGCGCGATGCGGTCTTAATCATCCCTACGCGCTGAGATGCAGCGGCAATTAATCGATCAAGCGTTGTAATAGCCATGATTTAAGCCAACCGCAATAAGCCAGTTGAAGCGTCATTAGTCGGCATCGTTAAGCTAAAGTTTGAAGCTGTAACGCTTTGTGAGCCGAATGTATAGCAAGCGATTGCCTTGTTAGACTGTGTTGAGTTGTAGAGCAACACTGCATCAAACGCACCACTTGAAGTTAATGCTGTCCAGCTAAATGATGCGGATGGTGTAGTGAATGCAGTTGTGCCAGAGCTAGACGGTGCTGTCCATGTGAACGTAACACCGCCAGCAGTGTAATTACCTGTTGCGGCTAATTCCCCAGTTGTGCTGTAAGTAGTGGTTGATGCGTTAACGGTTGCGGAAGCTAGAAACAATGCAGCCTTGAATGTATCAGCAGCAGTAGAGCCGCGTGTGACAGTCGTGCCGAATGCGTGAATTCCGTTAAATTGCTCAACTTTGAATGATGTACATATTGCTTGGGTATTAGCCATGATTAATCCTTATAAATTGCCTTGTTTAATATAGAGTTACGTGCCGTCAGGAACCTTGAACACATCGCGCCCTTGTTTAACAATCTCATCGCCTAAGTAGTAGATTTCGTTCAGTGCGATATAGCCAACGTCAAATTCCCACTGCACCTCACGGCGTAAGTCTTGAACAGGTAGATTGCCTTTGCTTGTGTAAATCAGAGGCCTTGATGCTTCCGCTTCTTCGTCTGCACGTTTTTCAAGTTCCGTTCTTAAATCTTCTTGCATGATGTTTCGCCCTTTTTTTAACACACAATAAAAAAGCCACTCCGAAGAATGGCTTTGAATTGCGTGCTAGTTATTAACCTAACAATAATGCAACGTGGTTTGGTTTCCACACTTTAACGCCCCACAAGCAGCGAACTTCAATCATTGCTTTTTGGTAGCCTTTGTAAACTGCAATCTCAAACACTAAGCCTGAGAATGGGTCTTGAACAACCATTGCATCAACGGCTGCATCCCCACCCATAGGCATTTCAGGTGCGCGAACTGCAACCTCAATTGCTGAACGGTGGAATGCAACGTTACCAACGTAGTTGTTGCCTACAGTGATAGCGTTGTTGTCAGGGATAGCTAAACGCAAGCCAGGGTCATTCAATGAGAATGAGCCACCAGACAATGCAGAGCCTACAACGTATTTATTTGTAGTATCAGCAGCGAATGTAACAACATCACCAGATAAGATAGTGCCTGAGCCTGTATCAGCAGGGATTGCAACCACGCCAGCAGTCAATGCGGCACTGTTTGCTAAGTATGATGCGCCTGTACCTTTAACGTGTGATGCAACACCAGCAGACTCTTTAAGCATAATTTGTTGCAAATCAAGCAAAGTACCTTGGCGCAATAAATCAGTGCCACCAGATTCATTTGCTTTTTGCAATTGTGCTAAATTGCGCAATTTAGTGCCTGCAAGTGAACTGATAATCAAAGACACTTGATTGTCCATCGGGCAGCCGTTATCAACCAAGATTTGACGCAATTCAGCTACTTCATTGAAGTTTGAACCGAATGGAGTAGTGCCTGCTGTACCGAATGCGCGAGATGCACCGTTTTTAGCAGCAACGCCAACGCCAGACTCGATAGAGTTAACAATAACGCGCATAGCTTGTTTGATTTGATCGCCATAGATGGTTTCAAAGCCAGAACCGTTGTTAACGTGTTTGATTTC